ACACCCACACCAGCAGTAAACTGGATAAATCAATGGTATACACTTATGGAGTGGAACCCTAACATAAAGTTTTTTAAAGTAAATAAAGATATAGATACACAACCTACAAATAGTAAGATTACTGAATGGACTAAATGGCACAAAGACGGCAGACTTCAGTATATTACTCAAGCACAACTGCTTGACAAAATAAGTGAAAAGTGATATAATAATATTAAATTAAGGAGTATTATATGTTAGATAATTTTTTATATAGTATGCTAGAAAAGATTAGTAATGTATGTGAGTTTTTGAAAGAGAAAATCAAAGACAAAAAATGTCCTAATCCAAAAGATTGGGCAAAACATTATAATGAATGGAAAAAGAAGTATAAATAATATTATACTTACATTAATACAATTAATATATACAACAATACATACAAGGAGATATATACAATGTCAAGTGCATTAGAAGCCCTAAAGAAGTCAAAATCAAATTTTGACATACTAACAAAGAAGTTAGAAAACACAATCGAACAACCCGAAAAGAAAAACAAATACCAAGACGATAGGTTATGGAAACCTGAACTTGATAAATCAGGTAATGGTTATGCTGTAATTCGTTTCTTACCTGCCGTAGAAGGTGAAGATATGCCATGGCAAAGAGTATGGCATCATGCCTTTCAAGGACCTGGTGGTCAATGGTATATTGAAAACTCATTAACAACTTTAAATAAAAAAGATCCTGTTAGTGAAGAAAACACTAGATTGTGGAATACAGGCATAGAAGCCGATAAAGAAATTGCTAGAAAGAGAAAAAGAAAGTTACAATACTATTCTAATATCTTTGTAGTATCAGATCCAAAACATCCTGAAAACGAAGGTAAAGTTTTCTTATTCAAGTTTGGTAAAAAAATATTTGATAAGATTACAGAAGCGATGAACCCAGCGTTTGAAGATGAGAAGGCTGTTAACCCATTTGATTTTTGGGAAGGTGCAAACTTTAAATTAAAAATCAGAAAAGTTGATGGTTATTGGAATTATGATAAATCTGAATTTGAGCCAGTTAGTAGATTAAAACCTACTGATGAGGAGATTGACAAAATATGGAAATCTCAATATGCTCTAAAGCCCTTCATTGATCCAAGTAATTTTAAGTCTTATGATGAACTCAAAGAGAAACTGAATAAGACACTTACTGGACAAAGAAGTACCGAGTCTGTCGAAGATATTGACCTCCCACCTGTCAGTAATGACGTACCCAATACTTCTAACAACTCGGTAGAGAAAGAGGATGAGTCCAACGATAGCGATGACCTATCGTATTTTAGTAAACTTGCTGAGGACGATTCCTAATCTATCTCTCTCACTTTCTCAAAAGGGTGCCTTTAATTAGGCACCCACAAATGTTCTCGTTTTGTTCTCATTTTAAAATACAATAAAATATAGACCTTTTTTATGCTTGACTTTTAAGTTAAGTTATGATATACTTTAATAGTAATGATGAGTAGACCTTTGTCAAAAGTCATTACACTTAAACTAACGGCCATGTGCCATAACATTAAGGAGTAAATATGACTAATATTAAATTAGTTTCTTCTATACTTGAAAAAATGGGTATAGTTGCTAAACATATCATAAACACTTCAAAAGAGAAAGTTTTTGATATTTACCTAACAATAAAAGATATAGAATCTGCTAAAGATTTTATAGACTTTATTCCACAAAAATACCAACGTAAATATATTGCAAAGTTTAATAAAAAGTTTTTAGATGGTATCGCTAAGACTTTATTCTGTGATGACCAAAATTTTGACATCACACAATTACATATGCGTTTATATTCAAATGCCAGACCGACCGTAGATTTAGATAACGGTAACAGAAATGTTTTTGCTGAAATCCTAGACGGTTTGCAAAGACTATACACACTTGTTATTTTTTATCTATCTAAAGATGAAAACTACACACTACCTAAGATAGTAACAAATGACGTTGACGGTTCAGAAATTGAATTAACTGGTCTTACGTTTGCTGAATTGAAAACAAAATATCCTGACTTCTACAAACAAAAGTATGAAGACAGATTAATTTCAATTAAATGTTATGTAAATATAACCGATGCTGAGGCGTGTGTATTGTTTAGAGATATTTTAAATTATCAAAACAAAATGAACGCTCAAATGTTAAGAAACGCTAACGACTCTGAAGTTGCAACCGCAATCAGAAACGCAGTTAGAATGATTGAAAAACAATTGAATGAAGTTATTACACCAAACGGTACTGTAATAAATCCTTTTGATGTTTTTGATTATACATTAACGAAAGATAATAAAGTAATTCCAACATATGTAAATAGTGAGTTTACAAATGATGAACTTGCACAAGAAGAAGTTGTTGCTAGTTGTGCTACTTACTTTGTTAAAAGAACTTCAATTCAACCAAAAGAGATTGATAAACTTTATGAAGATTCAAAGTACAAACGAACTGTACCTTGGTTTGATAGTTTTGATAAAACTTTCAGACAATTTAGTGAGATAGTAAAGTCTTTACCTCAAAGTAAACAACTTTTAACTCCTAAAGTCTTTATAAGATTTTTTATGTTCTATTATCATTTAAGTTTAAATAACATTAAAGTGATAACTCATACAACGTTTGCTAAAATGTTTTATGACGCCTTTATAGAACTAAAGAAGTTAACCAAAGAAGAAAGACGACTTGGTCACAAGAACAATGCTTTTGAGAGAAGTACCAATAACAAAGACTCAAAACATTTACAGATAACACTTGATTATTTGTTTCAATACTTTAGTCAATATGATTTGAAAGATTGGGGATGTGCTAAGTTAGATACAAAAAGAACTTTCACTAAAAAACAAATTGATGACGCATTACACAAACAAAATTATATTTGTCCTAAATGCGATATTGAGATTAGTGAAAAACAAAAAACAGGAGGTCATATAACTACTTATTGCTTTGGTGGTAAAACTGAAGATGATAATTTAAGAGTGTTACATAAAAATTGTAACACATATGACCATGTGAAAGAAGTTGCTTAAAAAGTTTTGAGGTGATCCTCTGTAAGGATAACAAACTTCATATCTCTTTTTTGACACCAGGCGTAGGCGGTATTCCACTTACGCCTGTTTCTTTCATATGTCAACAATGCGTTTTTATAAGTACGACTTTCCCTTAATGGTTTTTTAGGTTTACGAGTTTGTGCTTTAGGTTTAATTTCAACAATGAATTTTTTAAATGTACCGTTTGATTGTCTTACTTTCATATAAAAGTCAGGAAAGTATCTATGAGGACGGTTATCAATAGAACGATAATATATGGCAATTTCTTCACTACCCCATTCTAATACATCTTTATTTTTATCACAGTAACCCATGAATCTCTTTTCCCAACTTGAACGATAAATTATGTTATTAACATTACCTTTATATTTTTGTGGATTAAGAGGTTTAAAAATACCTGAATATGGCCGTTTGTCTGGATTGCTTAACTTCTTCAATTTCTTCATAACCTTATTTATAGCACTATAAATAGTAGTATGGCAAGCGTATTTGATACAATCAAAAACAAGGCAGGAGACACGCAAAAGTCTGCTACCTGGTATAGAACACAGGTAAATAAGATAGCAAGTAATGCTAATGCTAGACAACTGTTTAGACAAGGTAAATTACAAGGCAGACCTAGTGTAGGGCGATTGAACTTATTTGGGTATAATCCTAAATTAAGAAAGACTTTACCATACTATGATATATTTCCTCTTGTATTGCCATTAGAACCAATATCAGGTGGGTTTTTAGGTATGAACTTTCATTATTTACCACCATTGTTAAGGTTTAAATTATTAGAGCGTATGCAACAGTTTGCTGATGATACAAAGTTTGATAGTCAAACAAAATTTGATGTAAACTATGATGATGTAAAAAATATTAAGATTGTAAAACCAACAATCAAAAAGTATTTGTATTCATATGTACAAACAGGATTTTTAAGAATAAATGCTAACGATGCCGCAGTTGCGATATACTTACCTGTACAAAGATTTCAAAAGGCAAGTGAAGCAAAAGTTTATTCAGACAGTAGGAGATTTATTTAAATGGCAATAATTAGACAACGATTACCAATACCAGGACCATTTGATATTAGAATAGGCCTACCTAGAGATAAAGGTTTTGATCCTCAAAAGGCAAGAGAAAGATTAAGTCAAAAGGCAAACGGAAATACAACCATAAACAGATTTAGAAGTATGGTTGCAGGTGCTGAAGGTTTCTACAGACCTGCTAAGTTTTTAGTTGTGTTAGAGTTTCCAGCACCTATTGCTACAGATTCATTCCGTGATGATGAATTTATAGAGTATCAAACCGATTTACAATTTACAAATGAACTAAAAAATAATACAAGAGAAAGATTATTCTTTTTCTGTAATTCAGCACAATTGCCAGAAAGAACAATTACAGATACATCAGCAAATCAATACTATGGACCTGAAAGAAATATCGCTAGAGGTTTAGAATTTGCACCAATGAATTTAACATTTATGTTAGATTCTGAATTATCTGAACGTGCTATATTTGAAGCATGGCAAAATACAGTTATTAACAGTAGAACTTATAACTTAAATTTCTATGATGAGTATGTGGGTAAAGTGTATATTTTTCCATTACATGAAAATAGAAATGAAGCAACAAATCGAAAAGTTGTTAATAGAGTTGACGGTCCTCTTGCAAATTTAACACTATCAGGTTATTATGTAGAACTTATTGAAGCATATCCTAAAACGATAGGTGCAGTTGATTTAGCATATAACAATGGTAATGCAATTGCTAATCAATCAGTTACATTTAATTATAGATATTGGAGATCCAATGTTACAATACAAGACCATGAAAAAGGACTTGTAGGTGGTGATATTGATGGTGTAGGAGAAATAAAAGATCCTAGATATGGAGGTCCTTTTGGTGGTATTATAAGTAAATTGCCACCTGAAATTAGAAGAGCAGGACGAGATGTATTAAATCAAATTAAAACAAGATTCCCTACTGGAAGAATATTCGGAGGAAAAGTATTCCCACCGTTCTTTTAGTAGTTGAATAATAATGAAGGAGTGAAACAGAATGGCTTTACCAATAAATGAAGTCCCAAAATATACTTGTCAATTACCCTCTAACAATCAAACTATAACATATAGACCATTCCTTGTCAAGGAAGAAAAAGTTATGTTGATGGCATTAGAGAGTGAAGACGATAAAGAAATACAACAGGCAATTATAGATACTGTTCAAGCGTGTATCTATGATGATGTTGATGTAACCAAGTTACCGATATTTGATTTTGAATATCTTTATTTAAAAATAAGAGGCAAATCAGTCGGTGAGGTAATTAAATTAAGATTGAAATGTCCAGATGATGAAAAACAAATTGTAGAGTATGATTTAAATTTAGAAGATGTAAAAATTGATACAACAAAAAGACC